TGGCCTGGCGGCGCCCTCCGAGTTCAGCCTCAACGGCAACTGGATGCCCGCCGACGAAGGCCAACAAAGCCTGCTTGCGGCCAGCGCCAGCGGTGAGCGGCGTGCAATCCGGATCACCTTTAAGTCCGGCGCCACCCGCTCCTTCATCGTCACCGTCCGCCAGTACAACTACAGCGGCTCCGTGAACGGTGCCTGGTCCGGCGGTTTCACCATGCGCGTGAAGGGCGCCGAAGTGCCCGCCGCTGCGCCGGCACCGTAAGGACCCCCTATGGCTGCCAAAAAGAAAGTAAACCTGCGGGCGCTGGCTGCGGCGCCCCTGGCCGGCTTCCGGCACACCCTGGTGACCGTGCCCGAGTGGGACAACAGCGAAGTGCTGATCCGCGAGCACTCCGCCGGCGAGTGGCAGGATTTCCGTGCCACCGCCGGCATTGTCCCGCCCGGCAATGAAACGGCGGAGGAGGGCGCTCAGCCCACTGAACCCGCCGAGTCGCCTTCCGACCACTACCTGGACGCCTGGCTGCTGGCTAAGGTGCTGATGGACCCGTCGGGCACCCGTGTGTTTGACGACGACAGCATCGATGAACTGGCGGCGGTGTTCGGGCCGGTGCACATGCGGCTGCTCAACGAAGCGGTCAGCCTGGGCGGCCTGACGGTGCCGGAGGCCGACGCCGCAAAAAAAGGGTAGCCAGCGACCCGGGTCTGTTCCTGCGCATGACCCTCGCCCTACGGATGGGGCGCACCCTCGGCGAGCTGGAAAGCACCATGCCGGCCCGCGAGATGCTGCTGTGGGAAGTGTTCGACCGGCATTCCCCCATCGGCGACGTGCGTGGGGACTACCACGCCGGGCAGATCGTCCAGGCGGTGTTCACCGCCCAGGGCGGCAAGGTGTCCCTCTCCGACGCCATGATCGAGTGGGTCGGCGCGGCGGACCGGGTGCAGGCTGGCGATGACGACGACAGCGCCCTGGAAGCGGCGTTTGCTGGTTTTTTGGGTTAACCTGCCGCCACACCGATAACGATATGGGGAGGGACCCACAATGAATTTCTGGACGTTACCTGCTGTTTTCGCTGTGCTTATGCTCTCTGGCTGTGCCAGCACCCCACCGGCACCCAGTGACTTGGGTAACCGCGACGGGGTTGAGCTGGTTGAGCGGGAAAGGGGGGCGAGGCTGTTCAAATCGGCGGAGTTCGCGCTGCCGGGCTCTGTACCCGATAAGGCCGCGCTGGGGCTATGCCTTGCCAAGAACGTGCGCGTGGACAGCGTGCGGTTGAGCGACAGCTCAAAAAGCTTTATTGGCGCCTACAGTGGGCGCTACTACAACATCGGGAACAGCTACCAGGCTCAGGGTGAGGAATCCACCAAATTCATTGCTGAGGATGGCAGTGGGGCGGTGGCGCGCGGGCAATTCAAGTATTCATTTGTGGTGCGAGGGCTGCTGCCTGTGAGTATTGTGAATGTAGTGCGATACACGCTTGAGGTTTCTCAAACTCCTGAGGTGAACCGGTACGTGTTCAGCGATATTACCGCAGCGCAAACGGAAACCGGGAATATGCCCAATACCGGCTTCACTCCGGTATACGACATCGGGCTGCTTCACCCGGAAATAGCACACGACCGAATGGCGTCGGTGGCGTCCGCACTGAACACCTGCCTAAGGCAGCCTCGATAAATCGTTCCCATCCAAGAAACCCGCTTCGGCGGGTTTTTTTATGCCTGTGCAAAGGTGAATCATGGCCGCAACGCTGCGTGAGCTGATCGTTAAAATCAGCGCGGACAGTTCCGTCTATCAGCGGGAAATGAATCGCGCTACTCGGATGGGCAGCGAGTATTACCGGTCGATGGAGTCCGGGTCGCGGCGCGTCCAGGCGGCGATGCGGCGGCAACAGGAAGGCTTGCGGGAATTTAACTCCCGGCTGGAGGCCGTCAAAAGCCAGGCCGTCAGCGTGGGTGGTGTATTGGCTGCTGCCTTCGCTGCGCAGAACGTCATCCGCCTTGCCGATGGTTGGAACCAGGTTAGTGCTCGCCTGAAGCAGGCCAGCGATGGTAGCCAGGATTTTAAGCGCAACCAGGAAGCGATCTTTGATCTGAGCCAGCGCACAGGGACGGCTTACGCAGACAACGCCAACCTGTTCGCTCGATCCGCCGCCTCGATGAGGGAGTTTGGTTACAGTTCCCGGGATGTGCTGGCTGTCACCGAAGCCCTGGCCACGGGCCTGCAGCTCTCTGGTGCCGATGCCGCCGATTCTTCTGCGGTGATTCGGCAGTTCACCCAGGCGCTGGGTAAGGGGATTCTGAACGGTGAGGAATTCAACACCGTCAACGAATCAGGTGATCGGGTGATCCGTGCGCTCGCGGAAGGTATGGGGATTGCGCGGTCGGATATGAAGGCCCTGGCGGATCAGCAACAGCTGACCATCGACAGGGTGGTGCCCGCGCTGATCAGCCAGCTGGGCAAGCTGCGCGAGGAATTCCTGGAACTGCCGGGGTCGGTGGGTCGTTCGATGACTCGGGTGTCCAACGCCTTTCAGAAGTGGACGGCCGGACAGGATGGCGCAACCGGCAGCACCCAGGCGTTGGCGGCTTCTCTCGATACCCTCGCCTCCAACATGGACAAGGCGGCGGGGGCCGCGGTGGTGCTTATCGCGGGTGGGCTCTCGAAGTACCTTACCGGTGTTGGCTCCAGTGCCCTGGATGCAGCACGGGACGTCCTGGCCGCTCAAGCGGCCCAGATCAATCTCACCAAGGCCCAGGCGCTCGCAGCGGCTCAGGCGGCGCAGACCGCAGAGACGGACCGGTTGCGAGCTGCTGCGGCGCTGGAAAGCGCAAAAGCTCAGGTTGAGTCTGCTCGCCAAGAGATCGCCGCCAAGCGGCAATCCCAGGTCGCAACGCTGGATAGCCTGAAAGCCACCCAGGCCACAATGGCGGTGGAGCGTGAATTGGAGGCGCAGCGCCTCCGCGCTCAGTACACCGATGTCGGCAGGCAGAAAAGCCTCGCGCGAATGGCTGAGCTTCGTACCAGTGAGGTAGCGATTACCCGGCAGGTACAGGCCGCCGAGCAGGCCTTGGCCAGCACCACCGTGGCCAGCAGCAAGGTTCTTGAAGCTGCTTATGCCCAGCGTGCCACTGCGGCAGCGGCCGCAGCGGACACAACCAAAAAGGCCAACTTGGCGTCAGCGGCATCGGAGCAGGCAACCGCCAAAGTGGTCTCAGCTGGTAACGCTGCCTCGCGGTTCGCTCGGTGGGGCGGCGTGGCGCTGGGGCTGCTGGGCGGGCCTGCTGGCATGATTACCCTGGCTGCCATGGCTGGCACCAGCTGGCTGATGTTCCGGGATGGCGTGGATGAAGCCAGCGAGAAGCTGATCGACATCGGCGTTCCGCTGGACAACACCATCAGCAAGTTCAAGGAACTCACCGAGTCACAGCGTACCCTGCAAATGCTCCAATGGGGCAAGGATGCCAAACGGGAAGCGGAGTCGGCCGCCGATGCCTTTGACTCGCTGCTTACCCAGATGCGCTACGGGCGCCAGGATCTGGCGGCGGACAATGGTGGCGTTCTGCCTCTGGATACGGCCTCCAGCTACGATGCCTATGTCGAGCAGCTGAAAGCCGCACAGGCGTCGGGGAAAAGCTTGATACCGGTGCTCACCGAGATGCAGGAGCGCTTCGGGCTGCCAGGTCTTACGCTGGAGCGGTGGGTCAAGCTGGCTGCCACTATTGATAGCCATAACCAAAAGCTTGAGGCTCTGACTGAGCGGCAGCGCAAAGCCCAGGCCGCCATCGACGCCACCACCGGATCCGTCGGCGAGCAGGGCCAGACCTTCAACCAGGCGACGGTGGGTGCGCAGAAGTACCTGGAGAAGCTGCAAGAGAAGCTGGCCAAGGCGGTGGACCCCACCGCCCTGGCTGCCGCCAAGCGCGAACTGGAAACCCTGGGCAAGGACGTGGACCCGTCCGTCGCGGCCAAAGTGCTTGAAGTGGCCGCCGGCATCGACAAGCAGAAGAAAGCTGCGGAGGCCGCCAAGCAGGCGGAGCAGGCGCGCGAGAAGGCCCTCAAGGCCAGCCAGCGCGCGGCGGAGAAACTGGCCCAGAGCTACAAGGACACGTTCGCCGGGCTGGACCAGCAGATCCGGCTCAGCGGTCGCGCCACGGAACTGGACCAGCTCCAGTACGAACTGCAGCACGGCAAGCTCAAGCTGCTCGATGACGAACAGAAGCAGCGCCTGCGCAACAAGGCGGCGCAGCTCGATGAACTGGTGGCCCTGGGCGAATACCAGGACATGCTGGGCAGCCTGCTGTCCGACGAAGAACAGCTGACCCAGCTGACCCGGGATCGGCTCGCCACCCTGCAGCGGGCCACCAGCATCACGGAGAACCAGCGCGAGGTTACGCGGGAGCGCATCCTCAAGCGGTCGGTCAGCGAGGCGCCGGACTATGGGGGCTTGGACCCATCGGTGGGCGGTCCTGGTTCCGAGCTGATTCGCGTAACCGAGGCCGATGCCGCGCTGACCAAATGGCGCGCCGACGAGATTAAGCGCCAGAAGGACTTCCTCAATGAGAAGCTGATCAACGAGGAGGAATATAAGAAGCAGCTCGTTGCCGTCGAG